TTACGATTTTGCCGCTGGCCCCTGCGCTTCAGCGATGATTTTGTCTTGCCAGTCGGCGATCGCGGTCGAATCCCACACCACCGCGCGCGGCCCCAGGCTGATCGGCGCCGGGAAGGTGCCTTTCTTGATGCGGTCGTAGATGGCCGTTCGCTGGATGCCGACGATATCGATCACCGAGGGCAGGCGCAGAAATTTTCGTACTTCGGTCGTGGTGCTCATGATGTTCGTTCCAGTTGTTTCAGGGGGTTGATTGGGTCGAGCTGGCGCGGGTCGCTTTTATCCAGTATGTAGATATAGGTCATGCCGGCCGGCGAGCGGTCGTCGCAGTCCGGCTGGTCGTTGGCTACGGCCAGCGCCGCGGCCGTCGAGCACACGCCCACGGAGCGCTCGAACAGGCAGCCTTCGCAGCTGGGCGCGTTCGCTTCCTGCGCTTTGAAGCGCACGGTCGACGGGATGACCGGTTCATCACGGTCACCGCGCCATTTGTCGCTGGAGATGCACTTGGTCATGCAAACATCCTCCCTTGCGTTCTTTCCGCCTCCAGCGCTGCTGCGCATGCAGGATTAATCCACACCACCTCTGTTCTGGCTTTGCCACCATCGGGGACATGGCGCCGCTCAAGTCGGATCCAGTCCGGATACAGATCCTCGTCATACAGCTGGCTCGGATATCCCGATAGCACCACCATGCCGCGCGCCTGGCGCAGCGTGCCAGCCAATGCACGATGATCGTCGTCGGTCATTTCATGACGGTAGCCATGCGTTTTGTTCGATCGGCCTACCAGCGATGACCTGGTGCTATGGCAGTAGGGCGGATCCGCGTAGATAAGCGTGTTCGGTGAGTCCATGCGTTCAATGACCTCGATTGCGCTGCGGTTTTCTATAACTACACCCTGCAAACGATTGGTGAATGAAGGGATCGCATTCGACCAGGTGGAGTACTCCACCGAAGGCAGCACGCGGCCGTCGCTCAGCTTTGAGCGAAAGCCGGTGCGGCAGGAGCGCGTCGCTGAATCGGAACCGTGGCCCATGAAGGACTTCACTATCGTTTTGTGGGCCGCGTCCATATCACTGATGGCCGGCTCGTAAGCCCAGTCGAATTCTTGCCGTGCAAACGGCGTGAGTTCCACCAGACGTTGCAGCTCGAGCGCTTGCAGGGGATCGCGCAGCAGCCGGAATAGGTTGACCACGGTACCGTCCAAGTCGTTATAGCATTCGGCACCCACGCGAGGCTTCTGCAGCAGCACCGAGGCGGCGCCGCCGAACGGCTCCACGTACACGACGTGGCTCGGGAAGAAAGTCAAGATCCAGGGGGCCAGGCGGAACTTGCCGCCGTGATAGCGCAGCACCGGGCGCGTTGGGGCGCTCATGGTGCACTCCGTACACAGGTGACGCAGCGGCCGTACTGGCGCAGCTGGCGCGCCGTACTTGCTTTTCCGCAGGCGCAGCGCTTGCGGATCAGCGAGAAGGCGGGCGCTGACTGATTCGCCAGGTGGTGGCGGGTAATTTGAGCTGGGTTGGTGATCATGATATTATTTCCAATCAAACAAAGGAGACGCATGTCCTTACTCACTCTTGAAGACGTCGAACAGCTGGTAAAGGAGTTGGACGCGGGGTTCCACCCGACATGGCGAAAAACAGCCGCAAACATGCTTCGAGAAAAGCTAAAGCGTGGCGACTTCGCCGCCCCGTCTGAGCGGATACTTGTTGAGAAATGGCTTGAGCGAGAGTCAGCCCAAGACGCTCTTAAATTTGCGAATTCCCCCGAGGGCCTTGCTCGCCGCAACACTGAGGCGACTGAAAGAGCAGCAAACGCGGCGGTAAGATCGGCAAAGTCTGCCGCTATAGCCATTTTCATTTCAATTGCCGCATTGGCAGTCGCTGCTTGGCCGCATATAAATACATTGGCAGTCGCTGCATGGCCGCATATAAATAAATTCTGATAACTCACGCCATCCTCACAATCTCACGCTCATGCGCGAAGTTGGCGAGGATCAACGCCTTGGCCATGGGCGGGCAGACCGAATTGCCACACATGCGCACCTGGGCGCTCTTCGTCAGTTTCAGGCCCTGCGCCGGGTCGTCACCGATGATGTAGTTGTCGGGGAAGCCCTGGGCTCGGAACAGTTCGCGCGGCTGCAGCATGCGCAAGCCGATGTCCACGATCTGATAGTCCTGGCCGTGGATCGTCACCAGGCCGAAACGGTCGCGGCTCGTGACGGTGGCCAGCGGCCCGTTGATCTCCGGCGCCTGGTCGGTACCGTAATAACTCAGCAGGAACGCACGCACCTCGGCATGGTGCTGGCCGCCGGCGCTGACCGTGCCCAGCGGCTCGTCGGTACCCGCCGCCGTGCTTGTTCCGCGCAGCTTGACCAGGTTGCTGGTGACGATGCTCAGCGCATGCGGCGCGCCGGCGGGCTTTTCCTTCGGCCCGGCCGTGATCGTCGGCAGCGGCTCCGTCATCGCGCTGCCGGTGGCGCCGGTGCGGAACTTCGTGATGTGCGCCGACACCATGCTGAAATGGCCGCCCTTGACCTGGGCGCAGATGGTGCGCAACGGCTCGTCGGCAGGCATTACGCGCTGGTTGCTCGCGTTGGAGTGCTCCGTTAAGAACGCTGTCACCAGGCTGTGGTGGTCGCATGCGGTCACCGTACCGATAGGGGCGCTCAGGTCGGAGCCGACGACGCCTGTGTAATGCTTGGCCAGGAATGCCGTGGCCACCGCTTGATTGCCCGCGGCGGTGATAGTCGGTACCGGCATGTTGGCGCCCGCGCCAGAGTGGCCGGTAGTGTTGGTCATGACGAATGGCGCAAGCTCAGCCTCGACCAGCGCATGCTTCGCGGCCGCGCCTACCACCGTGTCCAGTGGCTTCTCGATGTCCAGCGCGCGCGGCGCCTGGCCCTCGCGCTCCCCGTAGCCCACCTGCACCAGCGTGGCCACGCCCAGGGCCTTCTCGCCGCGGTGCGCGCCAGTGATGGTGCGGAGCGGTTCCCCGATGGATTCGGTGCGGTCGCCGCCCTGGTGCGTTACCGGGACGATGGTCGGCGCGCAGAAATAGCTATCGTTGCGCGCCAGCAGCGTGCCGAATGGGCGCGCAGTCGGCCGCGGCTCGCCAGCGCGCGCCGGCCCGCCGGCGCCGACGATGAACGGATCCGCCGCGTCGACCACGTAACGCATGATGCCCTTGGCGATGCGGCGTAGCGTGGCCGGTGCCAGCGGCCGGTCGCGTTCAAAAATGCTCGGGCACGGCAGGCTGAAGTCGATGCACTCGGCCGCCGTGCGGTACGGCAGCAGCTTGCCCGCGCGCACGCCAATACTGTCGGGCGCGCCATGGGTAGGCTCTGGCCACTTAATTGCGATGCCGTCGCGGCGCGCTACCAGGAAGAAGCGCTTGCGGATGGTGGGAGTATCGTGGTCGCAGCCGCGCATTTCGCGGTAGTCGACGGTGTAGCCGTGCGCGCGCAGCTGGCGGATGAAGCTGTCGAAGGTCTTGCCCTTCTTGGCCGGGTCCGGCTTGGCGCTGCCGTCGGCCTCGACCAGCAGCGGGCCCCACGTTTTGAATTCCTCGACGTTTTCCAGCATGATGACGCGCGGCTTGCACTTGGCCGCCCAGCGCAGGGTCACCCAGGCCAGGCCACGGATGCGCTTTTCTACAGGCTTGCCGCCCTTGGCCTTGCTAAAGTGCTTGCAATCTGGCGACAGCCAGACCAGGCCGACAGGGCGATTGTTCGTGACCTTGATCGGGTCGACGTCCCATACGCTCTCACACAGGTGCGTGGTGTGCGGGTGGTTCGCTGCGTGCATGGCCAGCGCCTCGGGATCGTGATTGATGGCGATGTCGACCGGGCGGCCGAATGCTTGCTCCAGGCCGGTGCTGGTCCCACCGCCGCCGGCGAAGTTGTCGATGATTAGTTCATTGCCCAGGTCGAGCGCCATGGAGAAGAGATCTCGCTTCATGGACGCGCCTCTGCCGCATGGCGGCGCACCACCAGCACCGGCATGGCGCCCGCCACGCCGCGGAAGTGCGGCGCGGCTACTTGGCCCTGCAGCGACGGCTTTATGCCCAGCATGGCGTCGCGTGACGCGTCCTTGAGCTCGTACAGGATGCCGGACACGCGCACGTGACCTTGAATGCCGCGCGCGAAGATCATGCGCAGGCGGTGCTCGATGCCAGCTTCCTCGATATCGAAGCCAGCGCGCTCGGCGATCTGGTAGAAGGTGCCGGGGCCGGCGATCAGCGCCTGCAGCAGGGCATAGGAGCGGCTTTCAGGTTTTGGCAGGGGTAGGCGCTTCATGCTGCGCCTCGCTCGGCTTGCAGCCAGGATGGCAGCGGCTGCGTGATATCCCGCACTGGCCGCATCGGCATGACGATTGCAAGGAAGTCAGGCGCGACGTCAATGTGGGCTACCGTGCATTTGTTGACATCGCCGTTGACGTTGAAGAAGTGCAGCCCGTCGAGGCCGACGCGGCTGGAATTTGTGGTCAGTGCCTTGCGAGCGCTGTTGGCGGCGCGTGCCAGTTTCTTCAATAGCCTGCCGCTGATGCACGACACGAGGCCTGGGCGCAGGTCTTCAGCGGCCGGTACGACCGTTTCAAAGCGGGGAAAGGCAGTTTGCGAATCGATTACAGGGTTGCCCGCCTGGATGCACACCTCATTGCCGCACTGGTCGAGTACGGTGAGGCGCCCGTGGCGCAGCACCACCACCCGCTCAGCATCGATCTGTTCGGTGCACGCCGCCATAACTTTGCTACCGAAGGACAGCGTGACCTCTTGCGAGCACACGCCGGCTGGGTCGCGGTACACGCCCAATATGTGGCCGTTGGTGGCGCAGATGGTCACGCCGCCGCCTGCCAACGGACGAACATTGATACCGTTAAGGTAATAACGAATGTCGCCTTGCGCCACAAAATGGGCCACGATCGGAAGGAATTTAGCGGTCAGCACCAGGCTGTCGTGCTCGGCGCCCGGCGAGCTGGTCGCCGGCGTGCCCACCGGCAGCTGGTCAGGGGTCTTGGTCGACGCGCTCACAGGGCACCGCCTTTCACATCCAGTAACTGCTGGAGATCGCGCTCAAGGTGAGTGCGCGTGATGATGGCGCAGTTGGCCTGGATGCGGCGTGCCGTCTCGATGCTGGTGAGGCGGTCGATCTCGGCCTGCGAAGACACGCTGCCGGCGCCCCAGCCCAGAATCAGCACGGACACCAGGATGATGGCCGCGCTGGCCGCTGGCTCGATTTCGCCCAAGGTCATGGCCAGGCTGCCGGTGATGGCGCCGATGATGGTCACAGCGATCAGCAGGTAGATGTTGATCTTGAATTTCATGCTGCACCGCCTTCCAGCGCTGCGAGGGCGGTCTTGAAGTTGAATCGGGACATGCGCGCGTCGGCCTGGGCCTGATCCATGCCCCAGTTGTGCATGAACATGGCGCGGATCTCGGCGACGAGCTCGCTGTCCTCGGGCCACAGTTCGGCGTCGAGCAGGTTGTCGGCGATGGCATCGATTGCCAAAGCTGACGTGGTGCTGGCCAGGAAGGGGATGGGGACGTGCGTTTTGTGCAGGTCTGCAGTGCTGGGGGCGTGTGACATTTTCTCTCCATCGGTTGAGGTGGTGCGTCGATGGATTGAACTATACGCGAACGAATAGGCATGTCAATACGTGAATGGATAGTTTGTGTGAAAAAAAAGCCATTCGTGAATGGCTTTTTTGTTTTTGATTCGGGTGATGCTAGATGATATCTTTGCCGTTGACCGTGAGTTGAGTGATCGTTCCCGTCGATAAAACACCTATACAACTAGCAGACATCTGCTCTTTGCCACCGAAGCCATTCTGAAATTCGAATGCCCCGCGCGGCCAGGCAAAATAGAATTCATCTGTTGCCGTCCCATAATTTTTCGCATACGGCGGCAGTTCTGCCCCGCCATGTGCGGCCGTACTCTTTATTGCATATTGGCATTTAACAAGCGCCTCTGCGAGAGCTCGTTTGCGAAGCTTGTCTGGTGAAGGATTGGCAATGCTCCAGATAATGACGGCAACTGAACCGACAATTCCGAATATGCAAATTAGCCCGATCCACTGTCCGATCGACAGATTTGTTGTCGGTGCGGCGGGCGAGGTAGTTTTGCTTTTAGATGCTTTTCCTGCGTGCAAATGGCCGAGGCGGCTGTCGGCAACAGGCTCTACTGGCCCTTGGCAAATTGGGCATTTGCTAAGACCTCGGACCGTGATGTGCGCTTTACAGTTGGCGCATTTTACTCCTGCCATTTTTTCTCCGATAATTATATGCGGTCACTTTCCTTACGAATAACGCGGCCTACAACGATGCACTCACCACTGCGGCAGGATTTTCGATGGAACCGTCTTTGATCGGTGTTGTCTGATGCAAGCCACCATTCGCCCGAATCGCGCACTAATCTTTTAATAACTGCTTCGCCTTCGTAGTTGATCGCATACACCATGCCATCTACGAGTTTCGTGTCTGCCGTATTTATGACAACTAGATCGCCTTCGCCGAGCCCTGGTTCCATGCTTTCCCCTTTGACGGTCAAGGCAAGTAGTTTGCTCGGGATGTATCCGTTGCGGTCCGCCCAGTTGCGCGGCACGCTCAGCTTGCTTCCGTCATAGATTTCTGGGACGGTCTGGAAGCCAGTAAGGCCAGCTGATAGGCTAAGTTTCACCTTGGGTATTTCGTAAAAATCTGGGTCATTTGGGCCGGCCGTAACTACCTCATGGTAGACCGTTGGAGCTTCTTGCACACTGGCGGTGCGACTCATGTTTCCAGTGCCGTCGAGAAGCCACTCGAACGCGACGTTGCAGGCTTGCGCGAGCTTGGAAAGCGTCTGAGTTTCAGGACCGCGCTTACCCACCCCTTTGAGAATTCGATTTATTGTCGGTTGAGGAACACCTGACGCGCGCGCGAGCGCACTTTGCGAGTCGTAACCCGCTGCCTTCATCGCTTCATCTAATCGGCTTGCTATATCCATAATCCAATATACGTCTATGTATAGTTTAGGCACAAGTACCTATTCATTCAGGTATTGCACATCTATCCATTCGCGTATATATTGCGCGTATGGATAAAAATATCTCGACCCTTCTTAGCGAAATCAAAACACGAACACGCTTGAGTGAACCTGTTATCGCTCAAAAACTGGGCATTTCTCAGCCTACTGTGAATCGAATTTTGAACGGCCAGGCTGATTGCAAAGGCAAGACGCTCCGCTCGATCCAGGCCCTTCATCACGAGGTTTGCGGTGACGTGCTTTTGACTATACCCACGAAGGAGAAATAAAGCATGCGTAACGAGTCGCACAAAACACTGATCGGCATCCTGCGCGAGCATGTGGCCGACTGGCGCCGGGCCGCTGGGCTGTCGAGCGCGAGCGCCATCGACATGATCGTCGCGGCGCATGCGCACATCGGCGGCCCGGCCGTGACCGGTATCCGCTTCGATGCGCACACGGACGAGTTCCAGCGCATGAAAAACAACAGTGACCGCGTGCTGCGTTGGCTCGACGACGAAACCAAGGACACCAATTTCCTGCCGGCGAACTTCGTTTTTTCCATCCTTGCCGGCATGCCCGACGACGCGCGCGCGCACTGCCTGAACGACATGCTGCGCCGCTTCGGCCTGTGCGTGCGAGCCATCGAGTCGCAGGACGAGGGCGGCTTGGGCTTGGGCGATATCTGCGACCTGGCCAGCGCCGACGCTGACGCTATGGCGTCGCTTGCGGCCGTTGTGGCCGCACCCACGCAAGCCAATTACGAAATCGCGCTGCGCAAGGCCGCACGGGCAGCCGAGAAGAAGGCGCGCATCGTGCGCATCCTCACCGGCGCACGCAAGGCCATGTCCCGCACCAAGGACGTGCTGCACCGCGTGCTGCATCCATCACGTGGGCCACGCGAGAAGGCGTAACCGAACAGGTTTCAAACGGGGCAGCAGCTGCGCAGCTGCGACCTGGCGAATCCAGCCCGCCGGTCACGCCCCGTCCCCATTCACGGCTGGATGGAAGGCTGGACATGATTTTGAACAACGACCAGGCGCATGCGATACGCGCCGTCGATGCCGGATGGGGTGGGTGGCAATAATGTCCAACCCCTGGTTCCGCATGTATTCCGAGTTCGCGCACGATCCGAAGGTGCAGATGCTGCCCGAGGTAATGCAGCGTCGTTACGTCATGTTGATGTGCATGCGTTGCAGTAACGCGCTTGTAACGTTACAGGCAGATGAGATTGCGTTTCACCTCCGAATCGATGCCGCGCAACTCGAAGAAACAAAGGCGCTTTTCCTCGCGAAAGGTTTCATCAACGATGCCTGGGAACTGCTGAACTGGGAAAAGCGCCAGTTCAGTTCGGATACCAGCGCACAGAGGGTGGCGAAGCACCGGGCAGCCAAGAAAGCGGCCGAGGAAGCAACCCGAAACGGCGATGTAACGTTACCGCAACAGAAAAGTAACGCCCTAGATACAGATACAGATACAGATACAGATACAGAAAAGAACAAAGAGCACGCGACCGTGCCGGCCGCCGCCGCTGTTGCGCCGAAAAGTTCCCGCAAGCCATCCAAGACGCCTTTGCCATCCGATTTCGCGATCTCGGCCGAGGTCAAGGCATGGGCTGAGGCGAAAGGCCACGCGAACCTGCAGGCCCACTTCGATTCGTTTGTCGGCAAGGCGCGTGCCAGTGGCTACACCTACGCGGACTGGGACCAGGCGCTGCAGAACGCGATCCGTGATGACTGGGCGAAGCTGGGCACCCAGCAGCGACCGCCAGCGGCGCAGCAAGCCCGGCCGTCGCGCCATAGCAATTTTGAGCAGATCAACTATCACGAAGGGATCCAGAATGGCCGAATTACCTAACCGCCTTGCCGCCCTGACGGTGGCGCAGAGCGAGCGCGAAGCAGCGTGCGAATCGCATGGGGCCTACACGGCCAAGGGCTTCGCTGTCGGCCGCGTAACACACTGGATGGGTTGTCCGGAGTGCTCGAAGCTGGCCCAGGCAGAGAAGGGCCAGGCAGAAGCGGCCCGTGCTGTGGCGGAGGCGCAGCGCCGCCTGGAGTCCAGCCTGAACCAGGCCGGCATCCCCGTGCGATACCGCCGCAAGACGTTTGAATCGTTTGTCGTCGAAAACGATGCGCAAGAGCGGGCACTGTGCGTGGCCATGGAGTTTGCTGGCAACTTCGACACGCACCGCCGCAGCGGCACGGTGATCGTATTCTCGGGCGTGCCGGGCACCGGCAAGAGTCATCTGGCGATCGCCATTGCGCAGGCCGTGATGGCGGGCCACACGGCGCTCTACACCAGCGCCATCGATGCCGTGCGCATGATCCGCAACACTTGGCGCCGCGATTCCGAGCGCACCGAGACGCAGGTACTCGACATGCTGGCCGGCGTGGATTTGCTGGTGCTCGACGAGGTCGGCGTGCAGTACGGCACCGAGGCCGAGCAGGTGAACCTGTTCGACATCATCGATAAGCGGTACCGGGCGCTGATGCCGACCATCCTGCTGACGAACCAGGGCAAGGCTGGGCTTAAGTCATTCCTGGGCGACCGCAGCTTCGACCGGCTGCGCGAAGGTGGCCAGTGGGTGGTGTTCGACTGGGAATCGTATCGCGGGCGGGCTGCTGCATGAGCTTCCACCTGTTCCGGACCGGCAAGGCCAAGAATTATCACTACCGCTTCCAGATCGCTGGCGCGCGCGTGCAGCGCAGCACCCGCGAAAACAACAAGGTGAAGGCCTGCGCGGTGGCGCAGCGCGCCTACGACGAGGCGCTGACACTGGCCAATGGCGGCAAGGTTGTGCCCACGTTGGCGGCCATGGCGCAGGAATGGCTGGAAGTGAACGGTCCGATCAGCAGCGCCGCGCACCAGCGCAGCGTGGAAACGACGGCCCGCCTGCATTTTTACGACCTGGGCGACCTGCCGCTGAACCAGATTACCACCAGCCACATCGAGCTGACGCGCAACCTGCACCTGGTCGACCACAAGCCGGCCAGCGCGAACCACTGGCTGCGCGTGCTCAAGCTGATCGCCAACTGGGCAGTGAAGCGCGAGTTGATCAGGTCCATCCCCTGGCAGGTGCGCATGCTGAAGGTGCAGAAGCGCCCACGCTCGATCCTGCCTATCGCCGCCGTGGCCGAGTGGTTTGCCGCCGTCGATAAGGTGACGCGCGCCGACCCATCGGTGGCCACAGCCATTCGCCTGATGTTCGGCCTGGGCCTGCGCGAGTCCGAGGCGGCCGGCGCGCGCTGGGAATGGCTCGACTGGCAGCGCGCCACCTACACGCCCGGCATCACCAAGGGCCGGGAGGCCGAGCCCGTACCTGTTCCGGCCTGGCTGGTCGAGCAACTGGCGCCACACCGCCAAGTGGAAGGCCTGATCGCGGGCAAGCGCGGCGGCGCCCAGCAGCACCCGCCAGGCTTCGCCCGCAAGGCCATGAAGTCCGCCAACCTGAGCTGCAAGATCAAGGGCATCACCCCGCACAGGCTGCGTGGCACGTTCGCCACGATGCTGTCGGAGCAGGGCGTGCCGATCCAGACTATCCAGGCTGTGATGCGCCACAAGTCGCCGATGACCACCATGGCCTACCTGGAGAAAAACCGGGAGACGGCAGCGCAGGCACAGAACGATATCGCCGAGAAAATCGGTTTTGGACGTGGCGAGAAAGTGGCGGGAGCCACCCCGCAAAGCCGCATGGATACACATCTTCATGATTATCATCAGTCATCAGTTGATGGCAATTCGGGCCTTGATTTGGGCTCACACACTCAGCAAACAGGAGATGAAAATGGCATCGAAAATTAATGTGCTTGCCGACGCGCAAGTGTCAGTACTTGTCGATGGCGAGTGGCAGAGGCTCGGGCATTGTGTAGGCGCGACCCCGCGATGGCTGGGCCGCGATGTGGTGCCGATCCAGGCTGCGCCCGTCTTGCGCGACGCAACCGGCAACTGGTGGCACCCTGACATGCCGCCTTTTGACGAAGGCGACGGCGAAAAATTCAAAGCATGGCTGAAGGCGCAAGGGCTGGAGTTGAGCCGGGCGGAACTCGGCGACGAGCCGGAGGATCATCCGGCCTACAAGGCGATCTTCGAGGAAGCGAATTGCGACTTCAGCGCGTGGGAACCTGAGCCGCCAGCGGGCGCCGGCTGGTTCATGCTGGCGATCAGTGATACCGAGGATGGGCCGGCCTGCTGCTGGGTTCGTCGCGCGCCGCCGGCGGCGCCAGCTCCATGAGAAGCCGCAGCCCAACGCCGGCGCCAGAAACCCCGGCCGAGGCAGCGTACAAGCGCGACCGCGCTTTGTTGCGCGCGCTCTACACCTGCCAGCCCGTGCTATTCGACGGCAAGCAGCACTTCCTTCACAGCATGTCTCCCCAGGTGCTGGGTGGCGGAGTATCGACAATTATTTACCTGATGGGCGACGCGACACCGCGTCAGCCCGGCGAAATCACTTTTTTGGAGCATGCAGAATGAAAATCACCCCGATTCAACTCAAGGCCCTCAGCCGCTTTCGCGAATGCTGCGAGGATTCGGCCTCCGGCGGGCATGATGTGCCAAAGGAAATGATGCAGCGCCTGGCGGCAGTGGGTGTGGTGCGCACACTGGGCTTCGGGCGGCATGAGACAACCGAGTTTGGCGACTGGCTACTCGCGCAGCCGCCGGAAGCGAAAGTGTCAACCTTGGCCGTCCCGGATGGTTGGAAGCTGGTGCCGGCAGAGCCGAATGACGCAATGCAGGCTGCTGGCGCGCAGGCGGTACGGATCGACACCACCGTCACCAATAAGATATGGACGGGAAATGCGGTATTTCGGGCCATGCTCGCCGCCGCTCCCGCCGCCCCGGCAGCGCAGGGCGATGTCAAGGACGAAAAAGCCGAGCTTGTACGCTCAGGCCTGACGCTGATGGTGAATTTGAAGACCGTCAAGGATGAACTGGAAGCGTTGAAGGGCGATGCCAAGGACGCCGAACGATATCGCTGGTTGCGCGACGGCGATAAGGACGGCATTCTGCTTGCCTTTATGGCCGGGCATAGCCGAGTTCCGGCTGATGTTGTCGATAGCAGGATTGATGCGGCCATTTCCGCGGGCGAGTTGCCTGTAATCGAAAAGGAGGGCGCATGAAAATCTACATCGCAGGGCCGATGACCGGCATGCCCGGCCTTAACTTCCCCGCCTTCCATGCAGCCACCGCTGAGCTGCGCGAGCAGGGCCATACGGTGATCAACCCGGCTGAGGTGAACCCAGATCAGACGACGTCGTGGGAGGCTTGCATGCGCCGCGATATTGCCGAGTTGGTGACGTGCGACCGTATCCACCTGCTGCCCGGCTGGAGGGTGTCGCGTGGCGCCAGGCTTGAACACCACATCGCCACGTCGTTGGGCCTGATGGTAACGCTGCACCCAGCATAGGACGCGGCAAAAACGTTGGCGGGAAAGTGGCGAAGAGCACCCCGCAACGCCGCATATTTCCTCACTTTCATGATTATTGTGAATCATCGGTTAGACACCTCCAGCACTACCAAACAGGGATTGAAATGCAACGAGAAAAAATTACGCTGGGATGGGCCGGCAAGAGCGCGCCAGTGGCGGATATTGCTTACATCGAGGTTGTTGAATTAGCTAGCACCGGATTGTTGGAAGACGTGGGGGAGGCGACGCGCGTCGACCCGTGGACCGATCCAGAGCCTCTGGAGCTTTGCTTGGAGCTGTGGAAATTATGGATGGAAGGGGATGATGATCGTGACCTTGGTTACAAAACGATGCGTGGGATGTGTGCGGACGGCGGTGGACAAGGAAAAGATTTATATGAGGCTCAACAAGCAAATGATATGAGGATTGCTAAAGCAACTGACGCAATGATCGAAAGTATGGGGCGGCTGCACATATGGGCAATTCATCGATCCACGGGAATAGCTACTGCTTGGAATTTTCCTAATGCCGCTTATCCCCAAGTGCTTGTGGCCGCAAAGAGTGAACTGTCGGATAAATTAAGAAAAAATATGTGCACAAAGCTTCTCTTTATATAGAATCGATTTCTTTGTCCCCTTGCCATGTCGTGGGAGGAGCTCCTGAAGGGGTGTTAATTATAATTCAACTTAGCGAGGAATGTATGAACCAAGAAGAGATATTGCAACTAGAGACTTATAAAAATGCAATCGAAAGGTCCAGAGAGTATGCCTCTCGTTTTTGGGTATTTTTAGGCAATCATCTCGAAGGTATGTTCTATGGCAAGATTTTTATAAGGCCGGTTCAGGGCAGCGAGCACGATAGCATCATGGATGTGCATGGATTTCCTTTTTATGTGCATTATCTTCCAATCGTAGTTAATGAAGACGGAGAGGTATCTGTCAAGACCCGCTTTCAATTCCACAAAGCTAAGCTTTCATTTGGCGAAAAGCGGGAGTGGGAGGATGAGGCATTGTTCTTTATTACATTTGACGAGGATGGTCTAGCGGAATTTGCGGGTTTTAAATTGCGTTTGTACTGCGAGCCCCACCTGGAAAACAAAAGCCGAGATCAATTCGGCTATGGTATTTTGCAGGCTGTATACACTTCGCTAGTGCCACATGCCCGCTAAGCATGCAGATGGTCCGCAAGTAAATGCCAAGTGGTGAACCTTCCTTTACTTTTTAGGATTGTTTGGTTATAGTGCGGACATAGGCGGACTTCTTTCGCCTAATGAAAAGCTCGCATCCGTCAGGACGCGGGCTTTTTTTTATTGCGAGACCTAATATGAAGCCTTGTCATTATCGAGACCTGATCGTTCGTGCTGTGGGCGCCGCCGATGGTAAGACGCTTGATCTAATCGTTGACCAAGTCATCGATGCCGAGCGTGCCAAGCAAATCCTGCGCGCCAAGGGCTACGGCATGACCGGCTTGCCTGCCAGTGCGACGGCCGCCTTGGTGCCGGATGTGTCGCCACGAACGCGTGTGATGGTCCAGCACGTTGGCTTCTCGTCTGAAGCCGCAGGAGTGCCCCAATTTGCAGGGCCCGACGGTGCATTTGTCCTAGCGGCGCGCTGGTTTGATGCATTGAGTGAGGCCCAAGCGGTACCACTTTCCCTGCTGCAAAATCGTTGATGCCACGTCTGCAGGCACTCAAGCCGCGCTTACAGCAGCAAGCCATGAGCCGCGCGCCAGTCATGCAGCCAGGCTCATGGCGCACCGATCAATCGAGCAGCACAAAGCGCGGCTATGGCTACGCTTGGCAAAGGGCTCGTGCCGGCTATTTGCGCAGCCACCCGCTGTGCGTGTACTGCCTGCGTGCCCCTGCTTATGCGGCCATCCGTGGCTTGTTGCCCAGCACGGCCATTTTGCGCTGTGCTGAGTTGGGCCTGGCCATACCCATGGCCTCTGTGGTTGACCACATCGAGCCGCACCGCGGCGACCAAGTTCTGTTCTGGAATAAGGCCAACTGGCAGTCGCTATGTGGCACCCACCACAGCGCAGACAAGCAGCGCGAAGAGGCGGCCCATCGTCGAGGCGAATAGATAGCATCGAAGCCACATTCTAGGAATGTTTCAAAAAAGAAACATTTCAATCGTTGTAAAGTAGCAACATGCATCAAAAGAAATATTTTAAAGAGGCGATTAGGGGAGGGGGGCGAGAAGTTCCCGACCCCTCGCCGACCTAGACCGCGTCCTCTCCCACGCGCAGATTTTATTTCCCTTTGGAGTAAATGTTAATGGCTTTAACAGGCAAAAAACGGCGATTCGCCGATGCCGTTTTAGCTGGCCTCTCCAATAGAGACGCGGCTATCGCGGCGGGTTACAGCGCCGCCACCGCGTCGGCGGCAGGGTCGCGCCTTGTTAAAGACGCGGATGTTAAAAAATGCCTGGAATCAGGCAGGGCGGCGGTCGACGTCAGGCTTGAGGCGCAGCCGCACGGCGGAGCGCTCAAGCGGTCCAAAGCAGCGCCTGTCGAGCAGCCGGACACGGATATGTTGTACTTGCTGCAGGAAATTGCCTTGGGGCGCGTCGATGCGACCACGACTCAGGTCAGGGCTGCGATCGCGGCGGTGCAGTACACGCACAAAAAGAAAGGCGATGCGGGCAAGAAGGAAGAGAAGTTGGTTGATGCGCAGAAAGCTGCCGAGGGCCGCTTCGGTGTGCCGCCAGCGCCGCCTCGCCTGGTGGCCAGTGGTGGTAAATGACGCCGTATCCAGAGTGGAGCACGGCGTGCCCCGACTGGGAAGCTCGCATTGTTGCTGGTCAGCCGCTCACGCCATGCCCACCGCTTTATCCTGACCAAGCTGCGGCTGCGTGGGAAATTTTCTCCGAACTGCGCATGGTGGACGCCGCCGGCAGCCCGAAGATGGGCGAGGTGGTCAAGCCTTGGGTGCGCGACTTTGTAGAAGCCATCTTCGGCGCATACAACCCGGAGACTGGCCGCCGGTTGATCAAAGAGTTCATGCTCCTGATCAGCAAAAAGAACGGCAAGTCGACCATCGCCGCCGGGATCATGCTGACGGCGCTGCTGCTGAACTGGCGGCTGGAAGGCGAATACATCGTCCTGGCGCCAACGAAGGAGATTGCGGACAACAGCTACAAGCCGATGGCGGCCATGATCAAGGCGGACGACGAACTGGCCGCGATGCTGAAGGTCCAGGACCACATACGCACCATCACCCACCTGACGACCAACGCCACGCTCAAAGTGGTGGCGGCCGACGGCGAGACGGTGTCGGGCAAGAAAGCGATAGGCGTGTTTATCGACGAGCTGTGGCTGTTCGGTAAAAACCCGCGTGCCGATGCCATGCTGCTGGAGGCAACTGGTGGACTGGCCTCGCGGCCCGAGGGATTTGTGATCTTCGCGACCACGCAGTCGGACGATCCGCCGGCAGGCGCGTTCCTGTCGCGGCTGCTGTATGCGCGCGGCGTGCGCGACGGGCGGATCCATGACCCGCAGCATTACCAGATCTTGTACGAATTTCCCGAGCACATGCTCAAGGCCGGCGCACACCGCGATGTGAGTAACGCCTATGTGACGAACCCGAACATGGGCACGTCGGTCGACGAGGAATTCATCGAGCGCGGCTTCCGGCAGGCGCAGGAAAAAGGCGAAGTTGAGTTCCGCGGCTTCCTGGCCAAGCACCTGAATGTGCAAATCGGCCTGGCGTTGATGTCGAACCGCTGGCCTGGCGCCGATTTTTGGGAGCAGCAGGGCCTGCGCCCGGCGCTGACTCTGGAAGACCTGCTGGCCCGCAGCGAAGTGGCCACCGTCGGCATCGATGGCGGCGGCCTGGACGACTTGCTGGGCCTGGCGGTGATCGGCCGCGAGCGCGAAACGCGCCGCTGGCTGCTGTGGACCAAGGCTTGGGCGCACCCTTCCGTGATGGAACGGCGAAAACTCGAAGCCGCCCGCTTCGAAGACTTCGCCAAGCAGGGCGACCTGGTGCTGGTCGAGCGCATCGGCGAGGACGTGGAGCAGGTGGCGGCGGCCGTGCTGCAAGTGGAGCAATCCGGGCTGCTCGACAAGGTGGGCGCCGACTCGGCAGGCATTGGCGCCATTCTCGATGCCATGGTCGAGGCTGGCGTGCCGCAAGAAAAGATCGTCGCCATTTCGCAGGGCTGGCGGTTGGGTGGTGCGATCAAGACCACCGAGCGCAAGCTGGCCGAGGGCGTGATCGAGCACGGCGGCCAGCCGATGATGGCCTGGTGCGTAGGCAATGCCAAGGTCGAACCGCGGGGCAATGCCATTTTAATTACCAAGCAGGCTTCCGGGTCCGCCAAGATCGATCCGCTGATGGCGACCTTCGACGCTGTATCCCTGATGGAACTAAATCCGCCGGCGCAATGTGGCTCGGTGTACGAATCGCGCGGCATAAGGACTGTTTAACCCATGAGTTTATTTGATTTCTTCCGGCCATCTGCAGCGCCGGAGGCGCAGTCACGCCCGGACGAGACGTGCGATACCCCGGTGCCGGCCGCCGCCGCGCCGTCGGCACCGACCATCCAGGCATCGACAGGCACCCTGTTCGCCGGCCTGGACGACCCCGACCTGCTTGCCTTCATGCGCACCGGCAGTGAGACCGCCTCGGGCGCCTACGTCAATGCGTCGAAGGCGCTGCAGAACATGGCCCTGCTGCGCTGCGTCACACTGATCTCGGAATCGATCGGCATGCTGCCGCTTAATCTGGTCGAGCGCGGCGACGAGAAGCGCTATGCCACCGAGCACCCGCTATACGACATCTTGAAGGCCAAGCCGAACAACTGGCAGACGGCGTACGAGTTCAAGGCGCTGATGCAACTGCGCGTCATGACGCATGGCAATGCCTACGCCCGCGTGATCTGGTCGCGTGGCCAGGTGCTGCGCCTGATCCCGATGTGTCCGAAACGCGTGAAGGCCGAGCTGGACGATAGCTGGAACATGGTCTACACGTACACCCGCAAGGATGGTCGTCAGATCCCGCTGCCGGCCGAGGAGGTATTCCACCTGCGCGACCTGTCCGAAGATGGTGTGACGGGACTGTCCCGCGTGCGCCTAGCGCATGAAGCAATCGGCATCGCGCAGCAGGCAGAAAAGGCCGCCGCGCGTCTGTTCAAGAACGGCGTGATGGCCGGGGGCGCACTGTCGGCGCCCAACGCGCTCACTGACAAGGCCTTCGGCCGCTTGCAGGATTCGATCACCGACAAGACCGGCGCCGAAAACGCTGGCAAGTGGATGATCCTCGAAGAGGGCCTCAAGGCTGAACAATGGGCCAACACCGCCGCCGATGCCCAGCACATCGAAAACCGCAATCACCAGATCGAGGAAATCGCCCGTGCCATGGGCGTGCCGCGCCCGCTGCTGATGATGGACGACACGTCCTGGGGCAGCGGCATCGAGCAACTGGCCATCCTCTTCATCCAGTTCTCGCTGCAACACTGGTTCACGATCTGGGAGCAGGGCATCGAGCGCACCCTGCTGTCGAAAGAGGACGGCAAGAAGCTGCGCGCCAAATTCAACGAACGCGCGCTGCTGCGGGGCACCTTGAAGGACCAGGCCGAATTCTTTACCAAGGCGCTGGGCAGCGGCGGCCACGCGCCGTGGATGACACAAAACGAAGTGCGCGAGCTGCAAGACCTGGCCCGTTCCAATGACAAGGGCGCAGACGAGCTGCGCGCGCCCGCCAACCAAGCGAAGACAACCAATGACCCTGTTAAAACTGCCTGAAATCAACGCCGCCCAGGGCCTGGGCAATATCCAGTTCGACATGCGCCCTGACGCGCTCGAGCGCTGGGAGCCGGGCATCCGCGCGGCGGCCGACGACGACGGCCCCACCATTTCCATCTACGACCGCATCGGCGAGTCGTACGACGGCGAGGGTGTGACCACCAAGCGCATTTCCGCCGCCCTGCGCAACATCGGCGCGCGCGACGTGACGGTGAACGTCAACTCGCCCGGTGGCGACTTCTTCCAGGGCGTGGCCATCTACAACCTGCTGCGAGAGCACAAGGCCAAGGTCACCGTCAAGGTGATGGGCATCGCCGCGTCGGCCGCGTCCGTCATCGCCATGGCCGGTGACGAGATCCTGATGGGTGACGGCGCCTTCCTGATGATCCACAACGCCTGGGCCATGGCGATCGGCAACCGCCACGACATGATCAAGGCATCCGAGCAGCTGGCGCCCTTCGATGCGGCCATGGCCTCCGTCTACGCCGCCCGGTCCGGGCTGAGCGCAGCGGAAGCTGCCGCCATGATGGACAAGGAAAGCTGGCTGGGCGCGATCCAGGCCGTCGAGCAAGGCTTCGCGAGCGGCATCCTGGCGCGCGAGCAGATGGGTCACGATCCCGAGGCCAGCGCCGACACGAAATATCTTGCGATGGTGGAAGCGGCCATGGCCCGGGCGGGGCATTCCCGCTCCGTGCGCCGCGAAGCCATCAAGTCCCTGTTTTCTGGCACGCCGGGCGCTGCTGGAAAAATCGCCACGCCGAGCGCTGGCACCAAAGAAGTAGCAGCGTCACTGCAAACCCTGATCAACAATCTGAAAGGCAAATAATGAAAAAAGTAATGATGACCAGCATCGCCACGGCGATGATCGCCAGCGCCCTGGCGGCGCAAGCTACCCAGGCCAGCCAACCCGTTCCGCGCGGCATCGTGGCGGTGCGCGCCGACGGCGATGTGAATGCACTGATCACCGATCTGAACAAGGCATTTCACGCTTTCAAGGAAGAGCACACCAAGCAACTGGAAGACGTCAGGAAGGGCAGCGCTGACGCCCTGCAGGCGCTGAAAGTTGAAAACATCAATGCGGAAATTGCCAAGCTGCAGGCGTCGGTCGACGCGGCCAATGAGCGCATGGTGGCGGCCGCCATGAATGGCGGCGGTAACCAGCTGAAAGATAAGGAATATACGGAAGCCTTCAATGCGCACTTCAAAAAAGGCGAAGTGCAGGCCTCGCTGAACAAGGGCACGGCCAGCGAAGGCGGCTTTTTGGCGCCGGTCGAGTGGGACCGCACCATCACCGACCGCCTGCTGGTCGTGTCGCCGATGCGTGCTCTGTGCTACATCCAGCCGATCAGCACCAACGGCTTCAGCAAGCTGTTCAACAATCGTGGCACCAACTCGGGCTGGGTGGGTGAGACGGCCCCACGTCCTGAAACCAACGGCCCGACGTTGGGCAGCCTGGCCTACAACACCGGCGAGCTGTACGCGAACCCTGCTGCCACGCAGCAAATGCTGGACGATTCGGCTGTGAATATTGAAACCTGGCTGGCTTCGGAGGTCGAAACCGAGTTCTCCATCCAGGAAGGCGTCGCCTTCCTGACGGGCAATGGCACCAACAAGCCGGCCGGCCTGCTGACCTACATCACCGGCGGCGCCAACGCGGCGGCCCACCCATGGGGCGATATCAAGACCGTCAAGAGCGGTGCAGCGGCGGCGCTGACCGCCGACGGCCTCATCGACCTGGTGTATGCCTTGCCCGGCGAGTACACGGCAAACGCCCGCGCTGCGATGAACCGTAATACGCAGGCTGCCATCCGCAAGCTGAAGGATGGTCAGGGCAATTACCTGTGGCAGCCGTCCTTTGAAGCCGGCGCCCCTGCCACCGTGCTGGGCTACGGCATCGCCGAGATGGCGGGCATGCCAGACGTCGCGGCCAACTCCAAGCCAATCGTGTTTGGCGACTTCAAGCGCGGCTACATGATCATCGACCGCACCGGCGTGCGCGTGCTCCGCGATCCCTTCACCAACAAGCCGTACGTGCACTTCTACACCACGAAGCGCGTCGGCGGCGGCCTGCTGAATCCGGATGTACTCAAGGCCTTGACGGTCGCAGCCTAAAACCCATGCGCCGGGCCAACTTGGTCCGGCGCAGCCATTGAAAGGAATCATCATGGTTTTCAGTAAAGAATTCCGCGGCGTGCGCGACGGCGAAATCTATCCCGAAACGTTCCAGCCGGGTGACGAGTGCCCGCCAGAACTGGTCGATGCGGCGCAGAGCCTGGAAGTGCTCGAAGTGCCTGAAGCGCTCGAGTCGAAGAAAAAGGGCAAATAATCCATGTTCCTAACACCTGAACTGGCCAAGGGCTACCAGCGCATCGTCGGCAACGATGAGGACGCCGTGATCAATCTGATCCTGTGGGCCGCTGAGCGCGCCGCGCTGGTCTACCTGAACCGTCAGGTGTTCGCCGACGTTGCCTCCATGGATGCGGCCATTATGGCCGGTACCGCCGGCGAGTTTCCGATGGTAATCGAGGACGATATCAAGCTCGGCATGCTGAAGATCTTCGGCGACCTGTACGAGAACCGCGAGGACAGCGTGCTGGCCGTGTCGGTGGCGCGGCTACCACTGGGCTCGCGCGAGCTGCTGCGCCCGCATCGCATCGGGAATGGCGTCTGATGCGCGCCGGCCAGCTGGATCGTCGCGTCACCATCGAGCGCCCGGGCATGGTGGAGGGCGAGTATGGACCGCAACCTGGCGGCTGGGTGCCGTTCGCCGCGCGCGTGCCGGCCCAGGTAAAGGATGCCTTGCCCAGCAAGTCGGAAACGGTACAAGAGGGCCTGTCCGTGGCCACGCACCCGGCGCGCCTGCGGATACGTTATCTGCGCGGCATCACCTCCGCCATGCGCATCACGCTGCATGGCGATACCGACGAGGTTTTCCAGATCGTTGGAGGACCGGCCGAGATTGGCCGCCGGGAATGGCTGGAAATGACCATCGAGCAGTATTCAACCCAAGGGCAATAATGGCAGACGACCGCAACATCACCGGCGGCAAGGCGTTGGACGACTTCCTTAAATCCTTGCCGGTCAAGATCGAGCGCAACATCATGCGCTCGGCGCTGCGCCAGGGCGCCAACGTGTTCAAGGCCGAGGTACAGGAAAATATCCCTGTCGCCAGCGGCGACCTACGCCGCAGCGTACGCGTGGTGACCAAGGCCACGGGTGGCAAGGTGACAGCATCCGTACGCGTTGGCAACAAGCGCGCCTGGTACGGCCACATGGTCGAGTTCGGCACCAAGCCGCACAAGATCGTGCCGAAGAAGAAGGGCGCCTTGGTCATTGGCCAGACCCGCTCCATGGTAGTGGAACACCCGGGCGCCAAGCCGCGCCCATACATGCGGCCGGCGTTCGACACCAAGCCCGACGCCGCCATCGCTGCCGTGGGCGCGCAGATCCGCAAGCGCCTGACCGTCGAGGGCATTAACGTGCCAGCGGCTGAAACCGATTAGGACGATCATGAGAATCAAGATGCTGAAAACTATCCCTGGCTCGATCGACGGCGTGACCGTGATCGACCTGCAGGCCGGTACCGAATACACCATGACCGACGCCGCCCGCGGCGTGCGCCGTGCTGCTGCCTACATCCGCCGCAGCGAGGCCGTCGAAGTCATCGAAGTCGCCACGGGGGACGACCAGGTGGCAGCATCGCCGACATCCAAGGCGAGCGCCAAGAAATGAGCGCCATCAAAGTGATCCGCGCGCTGCTGATCGCGCACTCGCCGATGCTGGCCCTGGTGCCGGCGGCGCGCATCGTGGCCGGTACTGTGCCGCTGGGTACGCCGCTGCCTGCCATCGGCCTGACCGAGATCAGCAGGGTCGAGCTGCCCACCGTGTCGCTGGGCCAGCGCGCCGTCCAGGTTACCGCGCGTGTCCAGGTCACCGTGTACGCCAGCACCTATCCGGACCAGAAGGCCGTCCTGCAGGCGGCCAAGCTTGACGCTGGCGCGCATACCGGCACGGTGGCAGACATTGCCGTGCGCAGCGTGATGCGCGACGTGGTCGGGCCAGACATGAAAGACGATGACGCTGACATATACCAGCAGTCCAGAGACTTTAAGGTGGTCTTCGTCGAAGCGAATTAGCCGTCTCCACAGGTTTTCCCAGCCCGCCCGTACCGCAATCTGCGTGCGGGCTTTTTATTGAAAGGTATCAACATGGCATTCGAAAATGATTTCGAGACAGTCGCCGGCACCAAGCTGTTTGTCTGCGCGACCCGTCCGGCAACCGACACGGTCGCCGCCTTCACGGCGCTCACCTGGGTCGAGGTGGGCGACATAACCAACGTCGGCGGTGTGAAAGGCCGTGAATACAGCACTTCCACGCTGTCGACCGTCGGCAATGCGCACGACCGCGAGAAAAAGGGCAGCTACAAGTTGCCAAACGCCGAAATGGAATGCGCGTGGGTCGAAGACGACGCAGGTCAGATGATCGTGGAAGCGGCAGCCAACAACTACACCATTCCAGCATTCAAGCTGGAAAAGCAGGGCGGTGGCGTCCGCTACTTCACGGCGCAGGTATCCAAGTTCATCGAAAACATGGGCGGCAGCAACGACACCGTCAAGGGCGCCTTCACCCTGTTGCGCCAGAGCGACACCATTACCGCGTAAGCGGCAACCCTTCAAGGCCACAGGCCACCCCAGCACCGACCTTGTCCGCTCCGCCCTTCGAGGGGCGGGCGGGCCTGGCACGGGCATTCACTCCCTCGAAGAAAGACTTCATCATGACCGATATCCGCAAATTCGCAGTAGAAGAAACCTCCATCCTGCACCTGAAAGACGCCAATGACGAATTGATGTACGCCGACGGCGCCGACGGCAAACCCGATACGAACAAGCCGATACGCATTGCGCTTTACGGCCCAGGCTCGAAGAAATTCGCCAAGGTCCAGGCTGCCAACAACAACAAGCTGTTCACCCGCCTCAAGAAAAAAGGCAAGGAAGACCAGTCTGCCGAAGACAAGGCTCAGGAAAGCGCCGAGACGCTGACCCAACTCACACACTCGTTCGAGAACATCGGCTATGACACGCTGGCCGGTGAAGCGCTGTACAAGGCCGTCTACCTGGACACCACCATCGGCTTCATCGCCACCCAGGTCAACGCCTACCTGAATGACTGGGCAAATTTTACGAAGGCCTCGGCGACGAACTAAGTCTGTTCGTGCGGCACAGTGCCTGGCTCGGTGCTGTGCCAGAGCCAAAGGACGGCGCGCCCGCCGATGCCGTCAAGCTGTCGCGCCGCGAGCGCATCGAGCGCGATGGCGGCGAGATTGAAATGCCGCCGTTCGACGAGGGCGAGTACCTGATTGCTTATCTGTACGAGCTGGGACCGACGGTGGCGGCCGGCATGGGCGCCGGACCGGTGACGTTTGTCGAGATGACCGCCTGGCAGGCCGCGCGCGGGTTTGAGCTAGCGCCATGGGAGGCACGCTTGCTACGGCGCCTATCTGTCGACTACCTGGCCGAATCGCACCGCGCCACGCAGCGCGATTGCCGGCCGCCTTGGGGTGGATCGGTTGCCGTGCGAGTCAGCCATGGCCGCGCAGCAGCACGTGCCCTTGAGTTGTTTCTTGCATAGACCGTCCACGTGGCGGTCTTTTTTTCCGTTTGTCACCCATGAGGTGCCTTTTGCACAGTAAGCCCATTAGTGTAATATTGCCTCTTTGAAATGTATTGAGGAATTGTATGCGCAGGATTATTTTAATTTTTGGAGTTGTTGCGATGTCCACAGCCCTGTTTGCATGTGGTGAATCTGCTGAACAAAAAGAGGCAAGAATTAATGCCAACCTTAAAATACTTGGCGAAAAGTACGTGAAGCTAAAATTAAAGGACCCTGAATCAGCTCAATTTCAGAATCAATTTATTGGCATCAAAGGCGCCCCATGTGGCGAAGTGAATTCGAAGAATAGCTTCGGTGGATACACCGGGTTTAAACGGTATATTTCAGTGGGGAAAGATCTAACCGTTATGGAGCCGGATATGCCACCTGGTGAATTTGAATTATCGTGGGCGCAGATTTGCAAATAGAGCTCATGCATTAAAAGTAAGTAAGTCAGCCAGCTTAACTGCTGGCTTTTTTATTTCAGACAATAACCGCCCATGAGGCGGTTTTTTTATTGGATACGCGATGATCGTCGGTGATCTTGAAATTCGCCTGAGGGCAGATATTGCCCGGCTGCAGGCCGATATGACGCAGGCGCGCCGCGTCGTCACGGAAACGCAGGACAGGATCAACGCGGCCGCCAATGCCATGAAGACGGCGCTGGCCGGCATCGGCATCGGCGCCGGCCTGGCCGAAATCATCAAGATGGCTGATGAATACGCCAAATTCACGGCGCAGCTGCGCCTGGCGTCGACGTCGGTCGCCGACTATGCCGCGTCTTACGAAGCTGTCAAACGCATTGCGAAGACCTCGCAACAGGATCTGGCCAGCACGGGGGTGCTGTATGCGCGAATTGCCAACGGCACGCGCGAACTCGGCACCACGCAAAAGCAGGTGGCTGCCATCACCGAGACCGTTAACCTGGCGCTGCGCGTGAGTGGCGCCACGGCAACCGAGTCGGCATCGGCCCAACTGCAGCTGTCGCAGGCATTCGCATCGGGCACGCTGCGCGGCGAGGAATTCAACGCCGTCAACGAGGCCGCGCCGCGCCTGATGAAGGCGCTGGCCGACGGCATGGGCTTGCCGGTGGGCGCGCTCAAGGCGATGGCGGGCGAGGGGCAGATTACTTCCAACATCATGGCCACGGTGCTGCCGAAGGCGCTGGAGTCGTTGCGCGAGGAAAGCAAGAATATCCAGACGATCTCTGGTGCTTTCACTGTGCTCAAGAACGAAATGCTGGAGTTTTTTGGGATGCAGGCTCAGGCCAACGGCACTGTGGCGCTTATTACTGGCGCCATTCGACTGCTTTCTGAAAATCTCACATCGCTTGTCATTATTCTTAAAACGTTGATGGCCTATCAGATCGGCACTTGGCTGGCGACCTGGACCGCGAATACATACGCTAAAGTCACCGCGTCGATGGCGCTGCGCGCCGCCACGGTGGCGCAGATGCAGGCCGATGTTGTCGCCGCCGAGGCACAGGTGGCATTGCTGGCAGTCACGCAGGCGGCGATAGTTGAAGCGCGCGCGGAAGCGATTGCACGCCTGTCCCAAGCTCAGGCAAATATCCGTGCAGCCCAGGCCGCTATCGTCGCGGCAGAGGCCGCTGGCGCGCAGAGCTATGCTTTGATGGTGCTGCGCACTTCTACAGCGGAACTGGCTGTAGCAGAAGCGGCACGTTCGGCCATGTTGAAAGAGTTGGCCATCCTTGGCGTGCAGCAAAAAAGGATCAGCGAACAGATTGCAGTGGCTGATTCCACGCAGGCGGCAGCAAAAGCACGCCTCGCCGGTGTCACCGGCGTACTGGCGGGGGCCATGCGAGGTCTCAGTGCGGCCACAGCATTTCTCGGCGGGCCACTTGGTGCGGCAATCCTGCTGATCGGGGCGCTGACGTTGGCTTGGCAGCATTTTGGTAAAAAAGCCAAAGAGGCCAATGAACAAGCGGCAGAATCTTTTGAAGAGGCCCATGCCAGGATCATCAAGGCCCTTGATACCCAGATCGATAAGCAGCAAAACCTGCTGCAGCTTAAAAATCTCGGCCTGACCAATCAGCAGGCGGAAAAAGAACTGCCTATTATCAAGCAGCTTGAGGCGGCAACCAAAAGGATGGGCGAACTCAACGCGCGTACTGGTGATTTTGCAGGAATCAGCAATGACGATGCGATTTTCAAACGCATAGAGCTGAACAAGCAGATTAATGAATTGCTTGAAAAGCAAGCAAAAGCCACCAAGGGCGCGGCCGATGTTGCAAAAGTTACAGGGGCCGAAGCCTACAACGAGTGGAAAAAGACCTACGCCACCCGTGAAGAGCAGCGCGTAGCCGAGATCGCCGACCTGAAATCGCGCAATTTGAATGCGGAGCAGTATGCCGACATCTTGGGCCGTATCAATTTGAAGTACGCCGACAAGGGCGCAGTGGCTGGACTGAAGAAAGAAGAGCAATCCTATGCCACGCTGATCGCCAGCATCCGCGAGAAGATCGAGGCGGGGCGCCTGGAAAACGCCACTGACGTCGATGCGACCGAGAGCCAGAAGCTGCGCATCAAGCTGGAAGAGGAAATCAAGACGGGCAAGCTGAAATTGGCTGACGCGCACCTGGTTGTGGCGCGCGCGGCGCTGGACGAGCTGGCGGCGGAGGAAAAGATCGCCAAGGCCCGTGCCACGGAAAAGGACGTGTCCGCGCGCATTCAGGAAAGCACGCTGGCGCGCCAGGACTCCGCGGCGGCGCTGGCGGTGGAATACCAAATGATGGGCAAGTCCAGCGACGCACGTGAATTGGCCATGGTGGCGGTGCGCGAGCAGACGGCGCTGGAGAAATTCCTGCTTCAGGAGAAACTAGCCGGCAAGGCGGTCACCGAGGACCAGATCAAGCGCCTGACGGAAGAGGCGGCCGCGCGCGTGCGCGTTGAGCAGGCCACGCTGGCGCAGACCAAGGCGCTCGGTTATGCAGCTCAGCTGGCCGACGAGAACCGCCGCTTCGCCGCTGAATCGCTGTTCGATGAAAAAGCGCGCGCTGCTGCACTGCTGAAAATTGACGCCACCATATGGCAGGAGCGCATTGCCCTGGCCGGCGCCGGCACGGACGCGCAGAAGCGCCTGCAGGAGGAATACTCGATTTGGTACAGCAACCAGCTGGCCAAGCCTGAGATCGAGGCCAATCGCAAATTGTGGGAGTCGATCGATACGACAGCGCACGATACGTTCGTGTCGATCTTCGATTCGGGCAAGTCGGCGTTCGACCGCCTTCGGGACACCTTGAAAAATGGCCTTCTGGATCTGCTGTACCAGATGACGATCAAGAAGTGGATACTGAACATTGGCGCCTCGGTGTCCGGTGGCGGTGTCGCTGGCCTGGCATCATCCAATGGGCTAGGCCCGACTGGCGGCGCTGCTGGTGGAGGCCTGGGCGGTATTGCCGGCCTGGCTCAGAGCGCGAAGACGGCATATAACATTGCCACGGACGGCTTTGCCAGTATGACGTCGTCGCTTGGTGACGCCCTGAGTTCTGCAGGGAATTTCTTCAATTCAGGTTCGATTTCAAGTTTTGGAAAGGGTATGACTCTGTCCGGTGACCAAGCCAGTACGGCAGCGCAGGCCTACCTGAAGGCCGGCGATTCGGGCACGGCCAGTTCATTGACGAGTGGCTCGGCAGCGGGTTCTGCCCTTACTGTGGCGACAGCCTGGCTCGCGGCCGCGGGAATTGGCCGGGCGCTGGGGAACAAAATCTCGAATGGCTATTCCGTCAACGGTGGGAATGGTGGTGGTTTTATTAATTTCTCCACGTTGACAAATTCCGTGCCGATTCTCGGTGGCATCGTTGGTGGCCTGATTAATCGCGCTTTTGGCATGTCGGAGAAAAAGGTTACTTCGTCCGGTATTCGCGGAACCTTGGGGGCTGACAGTTCGTTTAAAGGCGAGACCTTTGCGGATTGGACGCAAAAAGGTGGTCTGTTCCGTAAAAACAGGTCGGACACGGATATCGGCACGGTCGACGCGGCTACGGCGAGCGCGTTTTCAAGCACGTACGCGGCGATCCGTGATGTATCTGCAGCCATGGCGGCAACCCTTGGCGTCGATGCCGCAGGCATCAAGACACGCGCACAGTCTCTCAACATCGCATTGACAAACGATGCCGCAAAAAATGAGGAAGCGGTCAAAAAATTCTTTGGCGATGTGGCCAATTCGATTGCTTTGGAAGTCGTACCCAATCTGGCGAAATTCAAGGTGGGCACGGAGGAACTCAGCGACACACTGCAGCGCGTCGGCACCGACTACGCTGCAGTAGACGCTGCCCTGCAGTTGATCGGCCGTACGTCGCAGGATGCATTCGGCGCGGTGGGCGTCGCCACCATCGGTGCGCGCGAGAATCTGATTAAGTTGGCGGGCAGCCTGGACGCGTTTACCAGCGGGACGGGCTTCTTCGCCGAAAACTTTCTGACAGAAGCCGAACAGATGGCGCCAGTGCTATCGACTGTGGCCGATACGCTGGGCAAGCTGGGCATGGCCGGCGCCACGACCATGGACGATTACAAGAAAAAGGTGCTGGGTCTGAATCTGGCCGACACGGCGGATCAGGCGTTGTACATCAAGCTCATGGCCCTTGCGCCGGCATTCAAGGCTGCGTCCGACTATAGCAACCAGCTGGCCGCCGCGACAGGCAACTATGTCGCCGTGGTCAAGACCGCCAGCGAGATCGCCAGCGAGCACCTTGACCTTCAAAAGCAGCTGAACGAGCTGACGAAAAGCGAAACGGAGCTGCTGGCCATCCAGCGCTCCAGCATCGCAGCCGTCAACCGCACACTGTTCGACCAGGTGCAGGCCGCCAAGGCAGTCATTACCGTCAAGGACGCACTGGGCAAGGCCTACGAAAAGGAATCGGCAGCGGCCCAGACGGCGCTGGATAAATCGAAATCGTGGGTCGCCACGCTCAACGGCCTGAACGCCAGCATGGCCCTGGGCAATCAATCCACCCTGACGCCGGAGCAGAAATACGCCGAGGCGCGCGCGCAGTTCGAGAAAACCCTGGCGGCAGCCAATGCTGGCGACACGACGGCGCAGTCTGGCCTGTCGGCTGCCGAGCAGGCGTTCCTGACAGCGTCCCAGGTGGTCAACGCCTCGGATGCCCGCTACGCGGCAGATTACGCCCGCGTGCTGGCGGCCAACGACGAGGCATTGAAATGGGCCTCGGCGCAGGTCGACGTGCAGCAGGCCAGCCTGGATGCGCTCAAGGCTCAGGTGTCGGGCTTAATCACCATCAACGACAGTGTGCTGACGGTGGCGCAAGCCATTGCCAACCTGCAGGCTGCGATGGGCACGGCTACGGGCTTGGGCGTGAAGTTCGACGGCTCGCATGCCGGCGGCTTGGCCAACGTGCCATTCGATGGCTACGCGGCCGAGCTACACCGCGGCGAAGTGGTGGTCGACGCGCCAGCTGCAGCGGCCATGCGCCGTTACTTCGGCGGCGCGCCGAGCCAGGGCGGCGGCAACACAGATGCTCTGGTGGCCGAGATCAAGAGCTTGCGGGAAGAGGTCAAAGGGCTGCGGGCCGATCAGGCAGCGCAAACCGGCGCCACCATCCAGGCCACCGTCGAATCGAACGATCAAGCCGCCAAAACGGTCGTCGCCGGCGTCGATAAATCCGCCAAGGCATCCGCCTGGGCGAAACAAGTGGAGTACTCCCAATGACAGATGCGCAATTTCTGGCATGGCTGCAAAGACCGTCGGCCGCCCGTATGGTGCTGATCGAGGTGCAGGTGAATGTGGCCGGTGTGGAAGTGACGCGGTTCATCTCCTCCTGGCCGTATGTCACCGGCCCGGCCGACCTTCCGGCCAACACTACGTACCTGCCGCTGGCAACTGGCGGCCTGGCCTTCGCCGAACAGGTCAGCCTGACAGGCGAAGCAGGCCTGTCGGGCGGCGATATCGAGTTCGATAACGCCGATGGCGCGCTCGATGGCTGGCTTGCCGACGTCTGGCGTAACCGCCCCATCAAGGCCTGGGCCGGCGATCCTGCCTGGCCGCGCAGCGATTTTCGCCTGGTCTTCGATGGCATCGTCGCCGATATCGCTAGCTCGGTGCGCGAATCGATCAACCTGTCGCTGCGCGACAAGCTGCAGCGCCTGGACACGCCGATTGCTGAGGCGAAGCTGGGCGGCACCTCGCCAAACAAGGATGCCACCTTGCCGATCCCGTTCGGTGAGTGCCACAACGTGACACCATTGCTGACCAATCCGGCCACGCTGGAGTATGGATTCCTGGGCGCCGTGGAGTCGAGTTTCGAGGTGCGCACCAACGGCAAGCCGATTGCCGTGGCCTTGAATGACCAGGCGGGGCGCTTTAACCTGACCACCGACCCGTTTTCCACCGTGATTTCGGTCAGCGTGCAGGGCGACAAGGGCGGCGGGTACGCTCCGCGCATTGCGCCGCTGGTGCAGCGTATCGCCACCGCCTACGGCAAGGCATCGGACCGCTTCACCGTGGCCGACCTTGACCTGGAGAACCTGGCCGCCTTCGATGCCGCCCACCCGCAGCTGGTGGGCCTGTACGTTGCGGACCGGACGAACCAGGCGCAGGCCATCCAGCAACTGGCGGCCAGCGTGGGCGCCCAGGCAATCATGTCGCGCACTGGCCAACTGCGGCTGGTGCAGATCGCGCTGCCTGCCGCCGGCGTGCCGGTAGAGATTGGCCCCGAGCACATGCGGCTCGATTCCCTGCACCCGGTACGTCGCCTGCCGGTGATGGCGGCCGTCAAGATTGGTTTTGACAGGAACTGGACGGTGCAATCGAACCTGACCACGAGCATTCCGCCGGCGCATGCCGACCTGTATGCCACGGAGTGGCTGACCGAAACGGCGGTCGATGAGGCGGTGCGCACGCGCTACCGCCTGACGGACGACCCGCCCCAGATCGATACCTGCCTCAAGACCAACGAAGACGCCAAAGCGGAAGCGGCACGGCGCCTGGCCCTGAACAAGGTGCAGCGCACGATTTACGAATTTGATGGAGAGCCGGAAATGATGATGCTGGAACTGGGGCAGCCCGTGGTGCTGCGCGATGATCGTTTCGGCCTGCAGGGCGGCGTGCCCGGTGTGGTGGTGCTGCTGTCGCATCAATGGCTGGCCGCGCGCGTGACGGTGGGAGTGCTGGTATGACGGCCATCGGCGGTGCCCGCGACAAGTTGCTGCAGGCGACGGCAGAGCGCTTCAGCACGACGGCCGACGGCAAGGCGATCCTGCTGGCCGGCAGCACGCCCGTGTTTCGCGTGAACAGTGCCGGCGCCGGTGCGCCAGGCTCGATTGCCATTACCGCCAAACCGGTGAACGTGGTGGGCGATATCGTGTTTTCAGTGTCTGCCGGCACGCAGATGTCCGTCAACGGCAATGTGGCCACCGTCAATTTTGCCAACATGACCACGGATACGGCCCTGGTGCAGGCGCGCGTTCGTGAGTTTGGCGTTGACTACGTCGGCAATTACATGATCAGCAAGGTCTTCGATGGCGGCACCGGCGAGCCGGGCCTGGCCGGCTTGAACACGGGCCAGGCCTTCGCCTACAAGCGCGCGGCTGCTGCGCCTGTCGATTCGCCGGGCGACGTGATCTTCACCTTTGCCACGGCCGCCATCACCACGCCGGCCGGCAATGACCTGGCCAACGGCTGGTCGAAGAATATCCCGGCCGGCACGGCGCCGTTGTACGTGCGCGCGGCAGCCGCCAGTTCGCGCAACGCCACGGACAGTATCGCCTCCAATGAGTGGGCGGGGGCAGTGCAGCTGGCCAAGGACGGCGCCACCGGCCCGAACGGCGTGGATGGCCTGAATGTGGCGCCCGTGCGCATCTACCAGCGCGGCGCGACCAACATCGCCCCGGCGCTGCCGAGCGCGACATGTACGTTCACGTTTGCCACGGGCGTGCTGACGGGCCTGAACAACGGCTGGTCGACGCAGGTGCCGACGGCGGGCGGAGCGTACCTGTTCACCTCGGGCGCCACGGCCTCGTCGCGCACGGCGACCGACGACATTGCCCCCGGCGAATGGGCCGCCGCCGCGCGCCTCGCCGCCGACGGCGCCACTGGCCAGCGGGGTACCGTGACGGTGACGGCGCCAGGCTATTCGACCTGGTCGGATGCGTCGGCCGTGTATGAGCTGGGCCGCGCGGGCTATGGCGCCCCGATCAACCGCGACGTGGTCACCTTGTACGACGCCACGCATGCGGTGACGAAGTACTTTGACAACGGCGCTTGGCTGGTGCTTGGCACGGTGCTGAACGGCAATTTGCTGGTAAGCGGCTCGGTGGCAGCCGAGGCCCTGTCGGTCGACAAGCTGTCGGCGATCAACGCGAATCTGGGGAATGTGGTCGCTGGCGACCTGTACGGCACTACGCTGCATGGGGGCGCAGGGTATCCCACCAATGCGTATGCGTGGCCCTCTAACGCAGGAGTCGGATTCCACCTGAGTTCCGCAGGCTTGTTACTCGGGAACTATTCCCTTGGGAAATATATTGAGATGCGCAGCGATGGCTATGTGGATATGCCAGGACTGAAAATAGAAAATGGGCGGGCTATCTTTTCTGGTGCGCTCCAGTCGGTGAACGGCAATGTGCAAATTAATGCGGATGGCACGTTTCGCTTGCGCGGCAGTACGAATGGTGTCGGGCTGAATATGAACAATTCCGCTATTAGCATGGTCGACGAGAACGGTGTCGAACGCATCTTCATCGGGCTCAAGCCATGAGCAGCGCCGCCATGATCTTGCGCAACGCGGCCAATCAGGTGACCTGGGATTCGCGCAACGTGGCCGGGGGCGTCCTGGCTGATGTGCGCACCTTTGCCTCGGCGGTCACGGCCGTGCTCACCTACCCGGCGTTTCCTGGGCGCTCGGTGCGGATTATCCCCGTGCGGGTGTGGGCCGAGGCTGGAACGTTGGGCGTGACCGCTGATACGGCGCTGGGCTATCCCCGCGTGACCATTGCGGCTGGCTCGACGGAACGGCGCTTTGCAGTGGAGGTGTTCTGATGCCGTTTGTCATGAAAGTCACCAATCCGGGGCTGGAACTCGTTTTCGCCGATAGCGGCATCACCTACAGCTACATTGGCCGGGCCGGCCTGGTGAGCGTGGCGCAGGCCTCCGGCGGCCAGGTCACCAAAGGGCGTGGGGTGAGCACCTACAATATCGACTGGCCAGGCGACATCCTGGTGGCGTTGCCCGTCAAGGCAAACGGCACGACCAGCCTGATCAACACCAGCAAGTCGGGCAATACCTGGACCATCCTCGTGCATAAGGGCACGGGCGCCATTGACGCCAACGGCTTCGATATCGAGGAAGCGACCGAGGTGTATGTGTTCGGCACCCCCGGCGCCGAACATGGCTGGGGTGGATGGCTGTATGACGCCAGCCGCACCTGTGTGGCGGACCTGTCGCGCATCCCGCTGACCTGGCGCGCGCGCGCGTCAATGGGCGCGAATGTTCTCAGCTGGCCGCTACCTGGGGGCGTAGGCGTGCCGGCGCTCGTGGGCTGGCCCATGGATCGCAACGTGACGTCCGTGCGCGAGGTGCCGTTTTACATCAACCGCTATCAGGCGCGCGGCTGGCAACTCAATGGCGGCAACTTGGTGCGCAACATTTATCAGGACCGCTGGGTGCGCGAAGATGGCGGCGCCTCGCCGGTCGACCTGATCAGGCCGATTGACGCCATTTTGATCGATGCCTGGAATTTGAATTGAGAGCCCATGAATAATTTACGCATCATTCACGACAACGCCGCCGACCGTGCCGTGCTGACCGCAGCGAGCCAAACCGGAGAACTGGGCCCGGCTAACCTGCAGCGCGATACCAAGTCGTCGGTGCTGCGCGCCGCCGGCACGGCACAGATCATCACGGCCACCTGGCCGACACAGGAGTCCATCGCCTGCGTGGCGCTAATCTTCACGAACATGACCAGCAGCGCGCGCATGCGCGTGCGCGGCTACGCCCAGCCGGGCGACACCGTGCCAGTACTCGACACAGGCAGCATCTACCCGTGCCCGGCCGCCGTGCATGGCTCCTATCCCTGGGGCGTGCTGCCGCTGGGCTGGAACGCTTACAAATGGGGTGGCGTGAACACTTGGGCGCGTGGCGGCGGCGCCGATGCCGTGGCCTGGTTCGCGCCCGTTCGCGTGCGCCAGCTGGTGATCGAGGTATCGGCGCCGCAAAGTGTAGCTGGCTACCTGGAGATATCGCGCCTGGTGGCGGGCAATTACTGGTCGCCGGAACACAATGCCGAGTATGGTGCCCAGCTTCTGTTGCAGGACGGCAGCGAGGATTACCGTACGGGCGCCGGTGACCTCAAGACGCAGATTCGCCCGACCAGCGACAAGCTGAGCATCAACCTGGCGAACCTGACGTCCACCGACCGCGCGCGCTTCATGCGCATCCTGCGCGAAAGCGGCAAGGACCGGCCCATGCTGTTCAGCCTGTTCCCGGAAAACCCCGATCCACTGCTCGAGCAGGACCACATGCTGTATGGCAAAGCCAGCAACATCGATGCCGTGGCAACGCCGTATTTTGAAACGTATTCCGCACCACTACAGATCGAAGGAATTTAAATGGCTGAGTATTTTTACGATGGCATGCCGAATGCCAATGAGCGGTTGAATCTGCTGTACACCGCCTTCGCAGCAGGACCGTACAACGCGTTGCCGTTGACCGGCGGCATCTTGACTGGAGACGTATCGTCGCGGGGCGCTCTCAGCATCGACAAGCAACTGACCACCGCCGCGCGCGCGCCCAGGTTTGCCGCCGCTGCCGGGGGAACCCCTGGCTGGTGGAGGGTAGCGAAATTCAGTCTTCCGCCTGGTAGCGAGGCTGTACTGCGCATTTCGGGCACGACAGGCTACTCCGCCATCGATGGCGGCTCCAACGGCGCATTGACCACCATCCTCTTGCGTGCAGACAACGACGGCAAATGCCGCGGCTCTTTTTATACTGTCGGGGCGGTATCGAATGACACCATCCGGGATGTGAAAATCGGACTCGACGGCGTGGTCTATGTCAGCACCGGGGCTTTTTTTCAGCTGTCCGTCTATGCCGATACCAATATGTGGCTGTCGCAGCCGGTTGAATTTCTCGGCGCCGGCATCCTGCCACCGGATACCGCCATTGCCGCCGTCCGAATTTGGGGCTTGAAATTGGGCGCCGGCAATACTTTCACGGTGACGCCGACAACGCTGGAAACCGTCTGCAACTATGTCGGCCGGCATGTATACCCGGCTGTGGACAATGCCTATGACATGGGCCAGGCGGCGGTGGCCTACCGGACAATCTATGCACGTACGGGCACCATCAACACATCCGACGCGCGCCTGAAGCGGGATTTCCGCGACCTGACGGCGGCCGAGATTGCCGCAGCCAAGGATCTTGCCCGCGCCATCGGCATTTACCGCTGGCGTGATGCCGTCGACTGCAAAGGCGCCGATGCGCGCGAGCACGTCGGCCCGACCGTTCAGCGCGCCATCGAGATCATGCAAATGCACGGCCTGGAGCCGTTCAACTATGGATTTATCTGCCACGACAGTTGGGAGCAACAAACCGTCGAGCATCCGGCCATCGAGGCCCGGCCAGCCATGCCCGCCACCGAGGCAGTGGCGGAGGTGCTGAATTCGTTGGGCGGTGTCATCACACCTGCCGTGTTGGGAAGCGCAGGCTCTCCGGCAGTCGAAGCGCACGCAGCGTACACGGAGGTCACGCAGGAGGCCGGCGACCGCTACGCCTTCCGGTACGACGAACTGGCCATGTTCATTGCTGCAGGTCAGGAGGCGCGGCTGGCGGCACTCGAAGCGGCATAAAAAATCACTGCACCACCACAAACCCGCTTCGGCGGGTTTTTTCATTTCCACCACCTGAAAGGCCCTACATGGCCATCGAAACAACCGCCGCCGGCGGCGCACTGATTAAAATTTTTGGCATCCCGGTTCTGGCCGGCGCTGCCGCAACCTCACTAGGATTCATGTTCATGTGGCCAAAAACAGCCAAGGAAGCGGGCGTGCGCTTCTTCGTCACCATTCTCTTTTCTGCGCTGATGGGCCCGGCCTTGGTCGTGGTCGTGCGCAACTGGATGCCGGGCCTGTTCGACAGCGCGCGCGCCGTGGCCGTGCTGTACGGCAGCGACCCGGCGCTGGGCTTCCTGTTCATTGCCGCGCCGCTGATGGTGGCCGCCGGCTTGCCTGCCTGGTGGGTGCTGGGCGCCACTGTGCGCTGGCTCGACAAGCGCCGCGACAAGGACATCGGCGATCTGGCGCGCGACGCGGCCGCCATCGTCAAGGATGTGCGGGGTGGCCTGTGAACCTGAGCCCGCATTTCAGCCTAGCAGAACTGGTCACCTCGCAGGTGGCCACCCGCAAAGACATCGACAATACGCCGGCGGCGGCCGTCGTCGCCAACCTCAAGCGTCTGGCCGCGATGCTCGAGCAGGTGCGCGCGCTGGTGGGCATGCCCATCGCGATCTCCAGCGGCTACCGCTCGCCGGCGCTGAACAAGGCCGTGGGCGGCGCCGGCAACAGCGCTCACGTGCTTGGCCTGGCCGCCGATATCAGCACGCCCAAGCTGCCGCCCAAAGCGCTGGCCCTCCTGATCCTGCAAAGCGGCATCGTCTTCGACCAGCTGATCTACGAGGGCACGTGGGTGCATATCGGTTTGTCGGTGGGCGCGCCGCGGCGCCAGGTGCTGACGGCCAAGTTTACCGGTGGCCGTGTCAATTACATGGCAGGTATCTTATGAGCGCCCTGGGCGCGCTGGCGGGTACCGCCGTCAGTGGGGCCTGGAAGGCGGCGGCCATCGTGCTGGCGGCCGCGCTGCTCGTGGTGACCAGCTCCACCTGTACCGGCTGGTGGCTGGCCACCAGCGACCGGGATGCCGCGCGCGCGGAGCTGGTAAAGGAGTTGGGCGCCAGCGGTGCGCTGCGCACCTCGATTGCCGAACAGAACGCCGCCATCGATAGCATGGGCAAGGCAACCTTGGCAGCGCAGGAGCGCGGCGCGGCGGCGCAGGCGGCCGCCGCTGCCAAGGGAAAAAAGTATGACGTCGCCCTGGTACAGATCGCTGGTGCGCGCGCCGCGACCTGTGACGAGGCCATGCCGGCCGTCAGGCAGATGTTGGAGGGCCTGCAATGAAACACCATATGGCACGACAAATTATTCCAAAAATTATTCTGAGCGTGCTGCTGGTCGGCTGCGCCAGCGCGCCGCCGGCGCCTGTTCTTATCGAGGTGCCGGTGATGGTGCCGTGCCTCGGTGAAGTGCCGCCGCGCCCGGCCTACGAATTCGACAAGTTGCCGTCGACGGCGACGGACGGTGAGATCGTCTTGGCGCTGGCGCGAGACTGGCCACGGCAAACAAAATATTCAGGCCAACTGGAGGCGTTATTATCTGGTTGCCTTTAGGAAAAAAATTCTATAAAAATATGGTTGTAGCCGTAGTGCCCCATTACTGCTAAAGCAAGACATAAAATCACAACAATAGTTGGGATAGATAAGTCAAGTATGATGAATCTTAATCTATTTGCCATATTGAATTTGTTTATTGAATTTTGAAATTCGGTGATGCGTTGCAAATCAATTTTAATTAAATTTCTTATTTTTTCGGATTCATAATTAATAATATTTTTTATTGCCTCACTCATTATTTCATCTGTAGGCTCTGGCGGGGGATTTATGGGATTACCCCTATAGTCTCCATCTGCCTCAAAACATAATTTTATTTTAAACTTCTCCTTTGAGAATTGTTGAATTTGAGTGATAAGAGTCATGTTTTCCAATCCGGCGTTTCTATCGTTGGAGTCTACTAAAACACTATTAATTTTATTGGCCCGCCATTGAGTGTATTCTGCGTACAGGTAATAAAAATAGTTAAATGTGAACCAAATTAGGCTAATTGGTAAGGCCCAGCTGAGAAAAATCGCTGGGAGCTTTACGTTTAATATACTTACATCAGATAGCGGAGTTACTGCGGTGTGTATGAAGCATAACGCTCCGTTAAATAGTAGGTTTCGTCTCATTTTTAAAGTATGCTCGGAAGGGGAATAGAACTCGTCACTCATATTGGCCTCTTTTTTATGGATAAGCTATTGATTTTTCTAAATTAGTGGAAGTGTATCTTTGTATATTGCATAGTTTTTTCCAATTTTCTTTAGGTTTAATTCCAATTCTAATGGCGGATAAGGATTGCAAATGTGTATTTTTGCATTAATTGGGAGTGAATTTATGATGGTGTCGATTTCCGGGCGATCAACTTCGGCATAAGAATGCCCGATTATAACGCAGTGTTCGATATTTTGATATTTATTAATCATTGTTTTCCAGATATCATTTTGCCACTGGTACTCTTGAAATATGTTTTCTTCAAATGGCAAGATGCAAAAGCTTTCTTTTCGTGGTTGTAGTTGCTGAGTTCTTGGGAGGATATATAATGGAACATTATTTTCTTGCAGGAGTATTTTTATTGGGTAGGTGATTTCAAAGTCAGTATGAATTGCATTTGGGTGCATTTCCATCATTCTACATCCGTGAGGTTTGAAGACGCTTAGGTATCGATCATCTTCTCCATAGCTATTGAGTAAAAATCCTTTTACTTTCTGGTTATGGTATCGAAGATTGTCAATTATGGTTCTTTCCACTACGGTATCGTAATTAAATGATATTACCTGAAAAATTTTATCTAAATTATTTTTAATGAATTTATTCCATTTCCAAATTCGTGGAATGAAAATTTCGTTGTCGAAATGGGTGTATGCCAATGCTAAGAAATGTCGTGCTTCTGTTCGATATTCTGCTGGTTGTGTTTCTCTTATTGTTTTAAATAATTCGAAATCATTTTTTATTTTTAATAAATTTTCTTTTGCGTAAGATGATAATCTTGGAAATGCATCTTGCCATTTTATTCCATTGGGCGGTTGATTAATTATAAAATTCCAGGATAAAGGCGTCGATGGGTTTAGTGTGCTGAATATCTTTCTGCACAAATCTACGCTCAATCCATTGCCAACTATAATCAAAGTATTTTTCATATGTATCTTATTTTATTTTTAATTAAAATTAAAATCGGTTTTGCTGCTTGATGCGTTAATAATTTTATGATTTTTCAAGTTCTCATGAATATTTTCATAATATACATATTTACAAGTGTTTGAGGGGAATTTGGAGGTACAATATTTTCTATGTGTGCCGACTACACCCCAAGCCGTAAAGAGCAGATCGAAGAGAGCTTTCGGGCCGGATACCTGCTGCTCGACCTCCCGCCCGAGGCGTGGCCCGGCTACATGGCACCCATCCTGCGCGGCTCGTATGAGGTTCCGGGCGAGCTGGAAGTAGCTCCTGCCTTGTTCGGCATGGTTCCCCACTGGGCCGACCACAAGCTGGCTCGCCAGACCTACAACGCTCGCACCGAGACGGTGGCCAGCAAGCCATCTTTCCGCAGTGCCTGGAAGCGCAAGCAGTTCTGTATTATCCCGGCGGCCAACTTCTTCGAACCCAACTACGAAACCGGCAAGCCTGTGCGCTGGCGTATCGAGCGCTCCGACGGCGGGCCGGTGGCCATTGCCGGGATCTGGGAATATCGCCCAGCGGATCAGCTCTTGTCGTTCTCGATGCTGACAATCAATGCTAACGGGCACCCGCTGATGCAGCGCTTCCACAAACCCGACGATGAAAAGCGCATGGTGATGATCCTCGACCCGGACCAGTACCAAGGCTGGCTGGACGGCTCGCTGGTGTCGGAGGAGGACGTTTATCGGCAGTATCCTGCAGAGCTGCTCGTTGCGCAGCCCGATCCGATGCAGCCGCGAGCCCGTGCGAAAGCACCTGTGCCGGCCGCACCGGCGGAGCAGGGCGGGCTCTTCTAG